AGATAGCGTCGTCGTGCTCAAGCAAACGACGAACGACGTTGCGAATCAACACGTTCATCAGACTGCCTTGATGGATCGGTACATTACGAAACTCCTGTAGTCAAATAGGAAAGAATCTTGTGGAGCATCTCACGTGGATGTTTCTCGATGTACCCGATTGTGATGTTACATTCGTGACAGAGAAGACCGCGTACAACACCTGACTCGTGAGCATGATCGACCACAACAGCACTTGTTCGTTTTTGTGGAATTTTCATTTGTGCGAAAGGTGTTTCGCAAGTAGCGCATGCGTGGTTTTGTTTTGTCAAAATAAGTTGAAACTCAAGCTCGTTGAGTCCGTAGTTTTTTAGTCGTCGGCGCGCTTGCGGATTGGGTGAACATGTTGAACAGAATTTCTCGTTCACTTGTTTTCCGTCAAAAGAATCATTACATCTTTGACATCGCAAGGGAATGCGACGAGTGTTCATAGCAAGTGCTAGAGCATTTTTGATGGAACGTTCAAGTCCTCTTTTTAGGATTGCTCGACGAATCCAATTGGTGCCAACTGTCACACCATCAGCAGCTAACCTTGCTTGTGTCTTCGCGATTGAAATTTTTTCGTTCACGTACAGCGACACAGCACGTTCCTCGATGTCCGCAGAAATACGCTTGGGCATGTTATTAGATCGCACGTCCCAATATATCCTCATCGACAAACTTCAGCTCGTAGATGCCTCCGGGAGGCGGGATGATCATGCCGCGATGCGTGAAGTTCTGCAGGTCATGGTAGATCTCGCTGTACATCCGTCCGTCTACTTGGTTAGTCATGTTCTCGATTCGAACCGAGTTCACAGACACAACGCCGTTCGTGTTGTAGATGAGGTTGTCGATATCCGAGAGAACGATCGGCTGATCGATGTGGAAGTTTTTGACGTTGAAGAACTTTCGAAGTTTTGCGTTCACGAGCTGCAGCACGGTCTTCTTGTTCATCGCCAGATCGACAGTGACTTCGTATGACAGTTTGATGTTGACGATGCGAGCGTCGACGATGTCGATGGCGTCTGAGATCATTCGGTAGCCATTGAGATACGTCTTGAGGTTATCCTTGAGTGCGTCGCTGGCAAAATCAAGTTGATCATCTGCATCTTTGCAAATGACGTACAACTGAGTAGAGAGTGGGTTGTTTGACGTCGCTCGAGCCGCAGCCCTGAACACACGGCCAAAATCGGACGGCATCGTGTAGACTCGTGAGATAAGGTCCGGCTTGGTGACGATGCGCGATTGAGCGCTGCGAAGCAGAGGAATGAGCTCCTTCAGCTCATTAGGTGTAGGCGCGTCCAGGCCTCCAACAGCCTTCTTCTTGTTCCTGACGGTCACTGAGCCGCGCACTGCTGCCGCGATCTGCGCAGACGGCGTCACTGGAAAGCGCATGACCAGAGAGCTGACCACGCGGATCGTATTTGCCTCCACGTTGTGCTGCGAGCCGCCGCCGTAGCGGTATGATACAGTCGCGACAGTGTCGCTAGCGGACACGCCCAAGGTCTTCGTGTCAAGCAGTTTCTGTGGGTTGAGCGTTGTTCGTGAGAAGGTCGTCTTGCCGTAGAGCGGAAGCGCGAAGAGCGAAGGGTCCGGCACGGCGTCGTCTTCGAGCGTGTCAGCCGAGCCGCCTCCGAAGATGAGGGTGGTGCCACGCTCATCCAAGGAAACGCGATTGGTGTATCGGTAGGGGGCCGGCATCAGCTGCATGACCGACGGCACGCGATCGGCGTCGTACGCTCCGTTACTGGTTGCCTTGTAGATCACGTCTTCGGCGAGGTTTCCAACGCCGTGGTAAACGTTCCCAAGTGTATCTGTCACTGCTGCGATGGACGTTACGTTTGGATTGCTCAACGTTACGCGCCGAAATGGCACGAAACCGTTGAACGTGAATGATTCCGAGGTTGAGAATCCAGACAGGGTCAGTGTTTCGCGTCGCAAAATGAATGTGAGCGGAACGCCGTTGTTGTTCGTCTCACCCACCTGGTACTCGGTGGTCAGATTACCGTCGCTGTCCACTGTTGTAAAGTCAGCGTCGGTCACGAGCTCAAATTGAACTCCATTTTCAGCTGTGCAGACAGAGCCTGCTTCAATGACGGGAAGTGCTGCCGGAAGTGGACGCAACACGCCGTTGATGCTGGTTGCCGGGGTTTCGAGGAACATTGACAAGTAAACGACAGCGGGGGAGGCGCCGACAATGTCGACGCCCGCGCGTCGAAGTTGACGTTCAATGTTCTCGGTCTCGACAGCCGTCTCAGGGTCGAGCTCGCTGAATTGGTGGTCGAGGTAGAAGGAGAGCGAGTCGCCGATGTATGCCGGCATGTCGACAAGCAGGCCACCCATGCTCGACTCCGAGAAATCGACGATCTTGTCACCGTAGTACGAGCGCGCGTACTCGATGAGATCCTGACGAAAGGCGTCAAACTCCTTGTTCAGGTAACGGCGTTGTCGGATCGACTTGATAGTTTCGCGTTTAGTATCAGACGACATTACTTCCAGCTTCTGTAGTTGATGATACCGACGATGTTTCCAACCGTCGTGTTGAACTCGTTAGCGAGCATGACACATGTAATTCTTTCTGCATGACGTGCATTGTGGATGCGTGACGTACTCTGATTTGTTCAACCAATTCACGTGTGAGTTTGGCTCGAGGATGATTCTCGCCGCTCATTTTGCGATTGATGTTGACGTATGACGCTTGCCAAGATGCGTTTGTCGGTTCTTTTCGTTTGCTTTATCTGAGTGACTGCGGTCGAGCATCGGGTTTGGTTTTCCGTGAAGCCACCAGTTTTCGCCTGTTTTACCGAAATTTTTGTTGTTGACTCCGCGAGCATAAAGATCAAGCCATTCTTCGGTGTGTTTGACACCAGCGACTCCGTCTCCGCCGAGCGTTCTATTTGCACCCCTGAGATAGTTGTCGTGCCCGTAAAACGGACGTGCGATGAACTCAAGAGTCCAATCGATGTAGACGAAAAAAACTCGTGTCATGTGAGCCCTACGATAACTTCAAGTGACTGTTTTGCGGAATTTATCGAAGGAACATCGTAAGTGAGGAGGTAACGTCTCAGCGGAACACTGGAGACCGAAGAGCGCGCTTGCGTGTCCTCGGCTGTGTCTAGCGGGACCATCTCTTGCAACGAGACGTAAGGCATCCACTTCTCGACCGCGTGATTGATGCGAACCGCAACCTCTTGGTCGTAGTCCTCGAACGCGAGCCTTTCGGCTGCGAGCTCGATGAGGTTCGCCCCAAAATCGTACAAGCCTAGGCGCTCGCCCCAGTTGGTGAGAACGAGGTTGCGAAGGTTGTCTCGGATCTGGTCAAACAGGTCTGTGTGCATCTCAAACAACCCTGTGTTTCCGTAACGGATGGGCGTTTTGATGCCGATTGGGATGATGACGCGTGCCGTCTCCGCCTTGGAGATCACTGTCACAGTGCTCTTACCAACCGACTTGAAGGAGATCGCTGACGCTGCCACGTGTGTAACTAGACTTTCACGCGAGACCCAGCGCCGAGCCGATCGTCTTCACGACGAGGCCGGTGCCAATGATCTGACTGACAACCATGCAAAGTAACGCGATGACCGCGTTCTGGATCATGACGATGAATGTGGCGACGAGCAACTTGGGTAGGATGACCAAAAGGCCGACCTTCGCAAGAATGTCAAGGACAAGTGGGAAGACGATCTTCAAGACAAGTTCGAAAAGCCCGGGCGGATCTGGCACGAGCAATTGTGGTGCTTTAGCCGTGAATTGAACGACGAGATCTGGCAACAGTGTGATCGGTAGAGTGAGCAGAAGCTCAAACAACGCAGGGAAAACGAGGAAGTCAAACTCCGGAACAGGGATGGCCGGCAGACTCGGAGGCGTAGGCAGTGGAGGGATAAGACCTACGATTTCAACTGTTATCGAAGGGTCGATGTCGTACGCGATTTTCAAGGCCGGTGGCGTCGGAATGAGCGCGAGGATCTTCGGCAGGTCAGACAACTTCAGATCGATGGCGATGTCGGGCGGCAGAAACCCTGTGTAATCAAGGACTGGTGGAGCGGCCGCGTTCCCTGGTATGTTCATCGCCTTCATCAGTGGCGCGTATAGGTTGTCGA